TTATGAAAGAACAAGATTTAATTGATTTAGGATTTAAGAAAGAAATTGAACTCGGAAATAAAATAATTAAAAAATAACTATATACAAATATGCAATTAGTAAACATACAAGAAATTAAAAACAACGAGAACAATCCTCGTATCATTAAAGATTATAAGTTTAAACAACTGGTAAAATCTATTAAAGAGTTTCCAGAGATGCTTAAATTAAGACCAATAGTTGTTAATAGTGAAATGATTGTACTTGGAGGCAATATGCGTTTAAAAGCGTGTAAAGAAGCTGGACTAAAAGAAGTGTGGATATTAAAAGCTGATGAGTTAACAGAAGAACAACAAAGAGAATTTATTGTAAAAGACAATGTAGGATTTGGAGAATGGGATTGGGATGTTTTAGCAAACGAATGGAATAATCAGCAGTTAGAAGATTGGGGATTGGATTTATTACCTTTTGAAGAAGAAGATGTTTTAGAAGCGAAAGAAGATGATTTTGATACAACACCTCCAGAAATAGCTGAAACCGTTTTAGGAGATTTATACGAGATTGGTGAACATAGATTACTTTGTGGGGATAGTACAGATAGCAACCAAGTGGCAAAATTAATGAACGGACAAAAAGCGGATATGGTATTTACAGACCCGCCTTATGGAATTGGGTATGAATATAATTCTCATAAAGACACAAAGGGCGAAGAATATTTAAAATTTTGTGAAGAATGGTTTAATGTATTACAATTAAATTGTGAATTAATAATAATTACAACGGGTTGGTCTTATAAAAAGTTTTGGTGGAATAAAGAACCAAGTGACGAATTAGTATGGTTTGATAAAACAAAACAATCAGGTGGTAGGTCTTATCATTTAAGAAAAACAGAACCTATTTTTATATTCGGTAAAATAAAAGAAAAATATACTTGGGATATATTAGAAATTCAAAGTAATAAAGGTGATGGAATGAGAGAATTACATACTTGCCCAAAACCAATAGCACTTATTTCAGATATTATAAAACCACAAACTATAAATAATTCAATAATATTAGATGTTTTTCTAGGTTCAGGTACAACAATGTTAGCTTCACACCAACTTAAACGCAAATGTTACGGTATGGAATTAGACCCAAAGTATTGTGATGTAATTATAAAGCGAATGATTAAACTAGATGATACTTTAACTATAAAGAGAAATGGTATTGATTGTACAAACGAATGGAAATAACTATGAATAAACAAAATGTTACACTTAAAAAAGCTATGATAGAAGCACTTGAACAATCTTTAGGTGTTGTAACTACTGCTTGTAAAATTGTAGGTATTTCAAGAAACACACATTACTTATGGATGCGTGAAGATGATGAGTATAAAAAAGAAGTTAATGATATTGAAAATATGGCTTTAGATTTTGTAGAAAGTCAACTGTTTAAAAATATAAAGAAAGGCAAGACTTCTGAAATGATATTCTATTTAAAAACAAAAGGAAAGAAAAGAGGTTACATTGAAAGACAAGAGATAACTGGAGCAGATGGTATGCCTACAAACTTTCAAATAGAAATAATTGAAAATAAACACTAACGTAGTATTTAAACATTTACTACATTCAGATAAAAAAATAACAATAGAGCAAGGTGGAACTAGGTCTGGAAAGACTTATAACATTTTGCTTTTTATTATTTTTAAATACTGCCTAGAGAATACTGGAAAGACGATAACAGTTTGTAGAAAAACATTCCCTGCAGTTCGTTCTTCTGTAATGCGTGACTTTTTAGATATACTTAAATTAAACAGTTTTTATTCAGAGGACAATCATAACAAATCAAATCACGAGTACAAGTTAAACGGAAATCTTATTGAGTTTATAAGTTTAGACCAACCACAAAAGGTAAGAGGTCGTAAAAGAAACTTGCTATTTATAAACGAAGCAAACGAACTAGATTACGAAGACTTTCAACAGTTAATATTTAGAACAGAAGATAAAATCATATTAGACTTTAATCCGTCAGATGAATACCATTGGATTTATGACAAAGTAATTCCTAGAGATGATGCTGAACTATTTATAACTACATACCTAGATAATACTTTTTTAAATGAAAGCATAAAAGAGGAGATTGAACGACTAAAAGAAACAGACGAAACCTATTGGCAGATTTACGGATTGGGTTTAAAATCTATTTCAAAATCTACTATCTTTAATTATTACGAATTTGATACATTACCTTATGATGCAGAGTTCATATCTTATGGTGCTGATGCTGGTTATACAAATGACCCTACAACTTTAGTAAGTGTTTACAAACAAGGGTACAATCTTTATGTAAAAGAACATATTTACCAAACACAAATGACAACTATTGATATTGCAAACAAATGGAAAGATATTGGAATAGATAGACAATTAGTTTACTTTGATAGTGCAGAGCCAAGATTGATTGAGGAACTGCGTAGAATGGGATTTAACATAAGACCAAGTTTAAAAGGTGCTGATAGTGTTAACGCAGGAATAGACTTGTTAAAACGCTTTAAAATACACATACATAAAGATAGCCATAATTGTATTCAAGAATTTAGAAACTACAAATGGCAAGAAGATAGAACTGGCAAAACAATAAACAAACCAATTGATAAACATAATCATACAATTGATGCGGTAAGGTATGCAACTTATTCCGTATTAAGCAAACCTAACTTTGGAAGGTATGCAATTATGTAAATAAAATAAAATATGATAGATTTAAGATTAGGCGATTGCCTTGAAGTAATGAAAACTATTAAAGATAATAGTATTGACGCTATTATTACAGACCCACCCTATGGAACTACTGCTTGTAAATGGGATAGTGTTATTGACTTTGAATTGATGTGGGAACAATTGAATAGAATTATTAAACCTAATGGTGCTATTGTTTTATTTGGCAGTGAGCCTTTTAGTAGTGCGTTAAGAATGAGTAATATTAAGAATTATAAGTATGATTTGAAGTGGATTAAACAAATACCAAGCAACCATTTAAACGCAAAAAAACAACCTTTACGAAGTTATGAAGATGTAATGGTGTTTTATAAAAAACAATGCACATATAACCCAATTTTAACTGACAAGCCAAATAGCCATATTAGAGAAAACCAAATAAATATAAAAGTAAAAAACAATGGTGTAATAGGTAATGTCAAAGAAAATGTAAAAAGAAATGAATTTAGAGCAATACCTTTAGATAAAAATTACCCTATAAATGTTTTAAACATAAATACATTATCTAAAAACAAAAGAGTACATCCAACACAAAAACCTGTTGCGTTAATGGAATACCTAATTAAAACATACACAAACAAAAACGAAACTGTTTTAGATTTTACTATGGGTTCAGGTACAACTATGGTTGCTTGTCAGAATACAAACAGAAATGGAATAGGAATTGAAATGGATGACAACTATTTTAAAATAGCAGAAAAACGTATTAATAAAATAATTTAAAAATAACTATATATAAATATGAAAATAGAATTAATTATACCTAACAGTTTAAATGAAATTACTCTTGGACAATACCAAAAGTATTTAAAACTAGGCGAACTTACAGAAACAGAATTGTCTTATAAGATGATTGAAATTTTTTGTGGTTTAAAGCCAGAACACATTAGGTTATTAAAAGCAAAAGACGTACAAGATATTGTAGGTATTATTTCACAGATGTTTGAATCAAAGCCAAGTTTATTACATACGTTTAAACTAGGGAATACAGAGTATGGGTTTATAAATAATCTTGACGAAATGTCTTTTGGCGAATATATAGATTTAGATACTTACATTGGAGATTGGGATAATATAGAAAAAGCAATGGCAGTTTTATACAGACCAATTGAATTAAGAAAAGGAAGTAGATATCACATAAAAGAATATGAGGGTGGAGATGCAGACCATTTAAAAGATATGCCACTAGACGCAGTTTTAGGTTCTATACTTTTTTTTTATCATTTAGGGAGCGAATTGTGTCAAGTTACGATGAACTCTTTAACGGAACTGGAAGACAAGAACTTACTAGAGTTTCTCAATTCGGAAACAAGTGGGGATGGTATTCTAGCGTTTACGCACTCGCTCAACAAGATATTAGGAGATTTGAAGATATCACTAAATTAAAAATGCACGAATGTCTTTTATTCCTAACATTTGAAAAAGAGAAGAACGAAATAGAAGCAAGTCAAATTAAAAATAAATTCAATGCAAGGAATTAGAGGATTTTACCAACTTACAGAAACTATCAAAGAGCAACTTCTTAATGATGTAAATGTAAACACAGTTACAACTGGAGATATTACAGAAATAGATTTATCTAAACAAACTATATTTCCTTTGTCGCATATTATTGTAAACAACGTAACTGCTGAAGAGCAGTATTTAGGTTTTAATATTACAGTAATGTCAATGGATATTGTTGATGAAAGCAAAGAGCCAACTACTGATATTTTCAGAGGAAACAATAATGAGCAAGATGTATTGAATACACAGTTAGCAGTTTTAAATAGACTTACAATGTTATTACGAAAAGGAAACCTACATACAGATTTATATCAGTTAGATGGCACTCCTAATTGTGAGCCATTTTACGAAAGGTTTGAAAACAGATTAGCAGGTTGGGCGTGTACGTTTGATGTCTTTATTCAAAATGATATTGATATATGCAGTTAGATGAAACTAGAGATGCTTTAAATAAGTTTGCAAAGTATGTTATACAAGAAAGCAAAAATAATTTAAGTAAAAGCAATAAGAACGTTTCTAAAGAACTTTATAATAGTTTAGGGTATGATTTAAACGTTTCTAAAAATAGTTTCTCTTTGAGTATTCTAATGGAAGATTATGGGGTGTTTCAAGACAAGGGAGTAAGTGGTACGGAAAAGAAATATAATACGCCTTTTAAATATACAAATAAAAGACCTCCTGCAAGTGCATTTAGTAATTGGGTTGTTAGGAAAGGATTAAAAGGAACTAGAGATGCAAAGGGTAGGTTTGTAAGTAGAAAGGGTTTAATGTTTGCGGTTGCAAATAGTATATTTAAAAAAGGAATTAAACCAAGTATGTTTTTTACAACGCCATTTCAGAAAGCGTTTAAAGATTTACCTGAAGAATTGATTTTATCTTTTGGTTTGGATTTAGAAAGGTTTATAGATTTTACAATAAAAGACAATTTGAAAAAATAATAAAACAAAAATAATATGTCAACAATAGCGTTTGCTAGAAGCCCAAGATATTTTCCCTATTTTGATGCGACTGCTTTATCAATGAAATTAATTATTAATATCAATGGAGTTAATGAATATACATTAATAAAAAACTTTGATGCAAATGATAAACTTCTTTTTGAATATGCAGAATTAGTAAGAGATTATATAAATATTGATTTTTCAACACCAAGTAGTTGGAGTGCTGCTGTAATTTTAACTTATAAAACTTATTCTGGAT